AAGTCGGAGCGATCAAAACCGCGTTCCTTATCGTTGGGGAAACGGTCATTGGTGAAGCGATTATAGCGAATCAGAATTTCACCGACTTTGTTAACAATCCTGAACCGATTAAGACATTCTTAAAAGGGCAATACGCACAGATTAAGCTATCCAACAACCGCGTAGAGCCGTTTGAAATCTTCGGTTTGAAATATGAAGTACGAGTCATGTCACGATAAAGGAGTGAGACTATGGGAGGACATGTTAACCGCACCACGCTTGAATCGTTCTATCAGAGCGCGGGCGATGTGTATGACGATGCGAAAACTGAAGGAGCCTTAGAAGTCCTTGCGGACCAAATTGACGAGAATTGGGACGGCGTTCTTGGTAAGACGAACACTACAGCCTATACCCCAACTGCCCAACATCATCCAGCGACAAAGGGTTATGTCGATAACGCCATTGTAGGTGTGGCGGTAGCGGAATTGCCGACAGGTTCTATTGGGACGGAGTACATTACGGATGAAGCGATCACCTATGCAAAAACAGATGCAGACGTAAAGACCGCATTAAATGGCGGGTTAATTTATGCCTATAAAAATCTCGGAGGTGCTTTATAATGCCAGCGAATACACAACCAATTTTCCCATTAACACCGAAAGTATCGTGGACGGATAACATCACATCAGCAAACACCGCAAAAGACGGAACGGGTACGACGAATCTTCTATTCACAGCAGGGGCAAACGGATCGAAGATCGACCAAATTAAAGTTCGTGCGAAAGGTACGAACGTGGCAACGGTCATGCGGTTTTTCGTGAACAACGGAAGCGACCCAACAACAGCTACGAACAACACGCTCGCGCATGAAGAAACCTTAGCGGCCACCACTCTTTCCGAGGTTGCTGAACTTGCTGACGTGGATGTGACCATTGCAAAGAACACAGGCGAGGTCGCCGTTCCAATCCCTTACCTTCCCGCAGGATACCGTATCTATGTCACCATCGGTACGGCAGTAGCGGCGGGGGTACAGGCGACTTGTTGGGGCGCTGATTACTGATGAACGGATTCCCACAACCAAAACGAACATCTAGTTCCTTTAATGGATTTATAGATAACGTCAAAGAAAAGATGTTTAAATGGTGGTCAGTTACAGATAGAACCATTGTTGCATCGGCGCTTGATTTAAGTGGGAGTAAAAAGAAATTCGTAATTCTTTCCAACGGATGGTTTGTCATAGCAGCTATCGAAAGTGGCGTAGGCGTTGTATTCGAGGTATCAAAAGACAGGGGGACAAGTTGGAGCGTTCTATGTCGCGTAAACTTCGCGAGTTACAATGCCGTAGCAATGATTTCAACAGGGACAAGAGTAATTGCGGTATCATCGTATGCGTCTGGTGCTTTCGCATGGAACTTCGATGCTACTACCATCCAAATGGGAACGGACATGCAAACGGATACTGCTACGTACAGAACAGTACTCGACTCCGCTCAAACCGCATCAAGTGGATTGGATATTGATATCAATCAAACAGGAACAGCCGTCACCTCCGCATGGTCAAGCAAAAATGCCACTTTACCGAACTCGTTCAATGTAAGAAGCGTAAAAGGAACCATAGCCGCCAACGGAACAATCGCATGGACGAAACAAGATGGTACGGCTGGGGTAGATCAGGTTTCAACTATTAACACGGCGACGTACGACCACACCAATCCGTCCGTAGTCTATAACGATGATGGCAAACCTGTTATTGTCTGCCAAGGGTTAGAGGGTGGTGCATATTATATCAGGTGTTATCGCTATACAACGACTTGGAGTACAGCAGGATCGATACACACAGGGTCATCACACGCCCAATCCAACCCATGTATCATACGAGAATCCGCATCAAGTCCACACCCGAACCGTTTATGGTGCTTTTGGCAAGGTAGAAATGCAACCTACAACAAAGACACTTTATTCGGTAAATACTCAGATGACAGAGGGAGCAGTTGGAATAATGGCAATGGAGCAACCGAGGTTATTTTAGGTGAATCCAATATCCATCAATCAGTATCACCTACTTGTGATGCAAGCGGTAATGTGTACGTGATGTTTATTCGCAGGGACGGTTCTAGTATTGACCAACTCGCCAAGATTGTTTTTAACGGAACATCATGGGGAACTGTATCCATGCAAACTTCGCAGTCAGGGAACCAATCTTTTGCATCATCCCTATATGACCCATCGTTCACCATTCTTTTTAGTGATCCATTAACAATCTGGAGAGACAGCACAGCATCCGCAGTCAAATTCCGTGGTACATGGCGAATAAAAGGGTAAATATGGTAGAATAGAGTCGAGGTGATTCTATGAAACGTATTTTAATAGCTTCTATCGCTTTCATATTGGCATTCTCAGGCGTGATTGCCTATGCGAGTGTGAATGGCTCATACAAGGGTAAATCGGTCATACGCGTGACGCACAACGGCGTAGAAGTGAAACCCGTTCAAGTACCTGGATACTTAGAGGACGGGTACACCATGTTACCGCTTGGGATGCTTCGCTCGATGGGATTTACGGTCGAGTATAACAGCAAAACGATGACCGCTAATGTGGTGACGGAAACGAAACCTGTAGTCCGTGCAAAGACACCGTTGACGTTGGATCAGATCAAGGCGTTGAAAGATCGAATCGCATTGATCTATGCCCTCGACTCCAACGGACAGCGCAAGGAACAGGGGTCAGGCTTCGTTATTAACTCGAACGGACTCTTAGTAACCGCATACCATGTAATCGAGCAGTACGGGCAATACAGAGCCTTAGAAGTGCATGTACGCGGTAGAGTGTATAAAGTCCCTGCTGGCGTTACAGCGTTCGAGGATGCAAATTTGGACGTTGCAGGAGTGTATTTGCAGGATAAGGATGCTTTCCCTTATTTGAAGGTGGGTGTGGAGCCGAAAGAAAAGGATGCAGTTTATGCACTAGGATTTCCAGATGGCACATTCCTAACACAACCGAGCGAGGTATACTTTTTAGCGCGGGGTAATATATTCGACAACAAAGAAAAAGTCGGAGGAATCAGCGGCGGTCCATTGCTGAACGGGTACGGTGAAGTCATCGGAACTATAATCAATGGAGACACGATAGGTGAATCTGTATCAATCTCGAAGGTTATGAAACTCTATCAAGACTCATTTAATCAATGAGTATTTACATTTATAAATGGCGATGCTATGCTAATAACATAAAGAGCCGCAGGTGTTAGCGCACCTACGGCGATGAAAACAGTGGACACCCACAGCACGGAATCAGTAAACGAAAAACGAATACGGACGACGCAAACCACCTCTGGGCCGCTAACCTTTCGGTGGTTTTTGTCTGTTAAAAAGAGACTTAACAACTACGAATAAACCGATAATTGCAGTAAGTAGCTTTATAACTGATTCAACAAAAGTTATGTCCATGGACAACCCTCCTTTCGAGGTTCGTGCCATGAACATGTCCACCGTTTCCACTATTAGGAGTATATCACATATATTGTCGAACGAGAATCCGACCATCGGGTTCTTTTTTATTTCAAAGGAGGAGTGAACCGTGGCATTACCTTGGAACAGCATCAAAGCGGAAGATTTTAAAAAGTTAACTCAAAAAGCAAGCGCGCCAAGTGCAAGTTCAGGCATTCCAAACGTTGGCATAAGTACGCAAAGGCCTAGAATGGTGGGTTCTGGTGTTACTCCAACAGGTAGCGACTTTTCGACGAAGACCGTAACCAACCAGCCTAAACAAACTTCACCGGTTTCGGGATTTGGTGGCTTTACTTATGGTACGGACCCAGCAAAAAGCAAAGCACTAGAATCCAATATTAATCTATGGAAAACAGATGCGAATGCAAAACAAAAGGAAATAGAGCGCACTTTATCCGTCAGAGATCAGTTACGGGCAGAGGGCAAGGATTATAGCGCACAAGACAAACATTTATACGGGACGCTAGGTTATAAAGATCCGTCTAAGGATACAACCATTCAACCCGAACAACCCGACTACAAATGGCTAGAAGATCAAGTCATGAACGAGCTCGAAGCGCAGTCCAAAGCCATCATGCAAGAACTCGAACGTTTTAAACAAGACAATCAATTCGCGGTATCGCAAAACGAAAACTGGCTATCGGAGCAGATGAAACGGCTTGAAGAAAATCGCATCAAAGCCGGTGCAGAGATTAAGGATTTTCAGAATAGACGAGGTGGGTTCTATAGCGGGGGCACAGATTACCAACTCGCAACGAACAACGATTCCAGCACCGAAGCCAAGGAGAACGTAACCCGCGAAATCGGCGCACGTAACGCTGACATATGGAGCAAATACAATCAGTTAGCACAGCAAGCGAGCGAGAAAATCACCATGTTAACCTCACAAGCGCCGTCTAAGATTCGGGAGTTGATCGAAGCGCAAAAGGCAAAGGATGCAGCAGCGCAACTTGAAGCGAATAAATTCGCACTCGATCAGAATAAATTCGCTTGGAATCAATACACAGATACGCAGGATTTGGCACTACGCGATAGAGCGCAAACACTCGATGAAACAGAAGTAATCGCACGACTAACAGGATTCACACCTGATGGTCAACCAACAACAGATCAACAGAAATTTATCCTTGATACTGCTTGGAAAACCATTGCTGAGATCGGCTATGTTCCTGCTAACCTAGCGAGTGTAGTCGGGGTTCCTGCTGGAACAAAGACACAGGACGCTATCCGCACAGCGATTCAGCAACAGAATGCCAATACATCGGCTTACAGCGCTCAGACTTCGAGAATGAATGCGGAAAATAAAGATGAACCGATTTCAGACGAAGAGATCCTAAAATACCTCAAGTAGAGGTGAGAGAATGAACACAGATAAAAAGAATGCTGATGCTGAGAAGCTATATAGCGCCATCAAGTCGGGCAAAGTCAAAATTGGCGACCTTAACGATGCGGGGAAGAAACTCTTAACTCCCTACATCGAAACAAAAGTCGCACAGCGGAAATCTGCCACTGACTCAAACGCTCTGCAAAAAGAGAAGTTGAGCATGGTCAAGGCACAGCCTGAGCGAACGCCATCGGTCAACAAACCGGACGTGAAGCCTGTTAATACCGGCACGAGCCGCGCATTGTCCGATATGACGGTAAAGAACATGGGATTCTCTCAGACGTATCAACCGCCAGAACCACCTAAAATCGTCGCCAAGACGGAGAAGAATTCACAGCCACCGAATTATCTACAGCAACAACAATTAAACGAGGCTAACGGCAAATGGCATGACTTATCGTTACCCGGACGGAATGTACCGGTACTTGGCGAGGTATTGCGTGCTGCTGATTCACTTGCGCGCTCAAAGGCTCAACATGTTGTGGCTGACGTTGGACAGATGGTCTATACGCCGGGCGCAGGAATGGCGAATGTAGCTGGATTCATGCAAGGTGCAGGAAATGCCGTATCTCGTATCGCTCCAAAACTGGATGACTTCACAGTCAAAGGGTTCGGAGCTGGCAAAGTCGCAACCGAAGCCATTAAAGAAGGTGCTGTAGGCGCTCCTGTTGGCTTTATGCAGTCGTTAGCGCAGGACAATGACTTAGGTACTGCTGTGAAACATGGTGCGTATGGCGCGGCATTAGGAGCGGCAGGTGGTGGCTTAGTTACAGGTGCCGGTCCTGCTATCAACGCCGCATCTTCCGGAGTTAAAAAGCTAGCAGGAAATGCAGACAATTGGTTTACAGCCATGTACGGCGAGCAAGGTGTAGGCATTACACCGTTTGGAAGTCAAAAGCGAATAGGAAAAACACCGATCGACACGAAAGATTCCATCGTGAGCAAAGCACTTCGTACTGATTCCGATAGTGTTATGTCCGATGTAGCAGCTCGCGCCCGTCAAACGTATCAAAACTTTGTTGACTCGCTATCACCGCTTAAGAAGGTGAGTCAAGAAACCTACGAAACTGCCATTGATGCAGCGAGGGCAAACAATATCGCCAACAACATCATCGGTAAGGATTTTGTTACTCCTGAAGGTATTCGGATTGGTGACGGACTTGAAACCATCTTTAAGAAGGTTGGTAGAGGTCAGGACAAGGACTTCATTGATTACCTTGTATTGCGTGACGCTGAAACTCGCGTAGCGCGTGGAGAACGGGTATATGATGAAAGTCTTGGCATGACTCCGGAAAAGATTGCGCAGCGGATTAAACGCTATGACGCAACGAATCCGAAGTTTGCTGCAATTGCGCAAGATTGGGACACATTCACAAAGAATCTCCGGATTACATTCGGACTCAATGAGGGTTTACTTAACGAAGCACAAATAGCCGCCATGGAAGCATCCAGACCGAAATACACGCCAATGCGTAGGCAGTTCTCCAAAAGTGAAAAACCCGGACGCAATTGGGTACAATCGTCAACGGGAGCATCATTCAGCGGTCAGAAAGCACCGATTAAGAAGGTCAGTCCAACCGGTTCGGTTAGGGGCATTGTAGACCCTCGTAAAACAATGATTGAAGCGGTAGGGGCTTGGTCTAACGCAGCAATGCGTAATCGTGTGGGCATGCAGATTCTAAACGTTGTCAAAGAGAATCCGCAAGCATTCAAAGATATCATCGAGATTGTTCCGGACGGGTTTGGCACAACCAACAAGGCACAGGCCACACAAAAATCAATTGATGATATTAATGAGATTATCAAGAACGATGGCATGGAAGGACTCATTGAAAAGCTGAATAACGACTTTGAAGTAATGTTTAGGAAGGGCTCAAACTCCGGAACGACCGATAATGTCGTAACCTTCATGGACAAAGGAAACCCAATCAAAGTAGCGGTCAAAGATCCGGAAGTATTCAAGGCTATTATGAATCTTGGACCGCAACAATCCGGATTAATTGTCGATGTACTGTCCATGTTCGCGAATGCTACGAAACGCGGTGCAACAGGTGCGCTTGCTCCTTTGTTCGCCGCTCGAAGTGTAACCGTTGATCTTGTGCAAGCATTAATACAATCGAAGAATCCAGTACGACATAGCGTGGACTTGGTTCATGCTATTTTTAGTTCCATCGGGGATAAATTCAACATACCAGGACTCCGCAACTTGGCTGTAGAGTTCCGGAGATCGGGCGGTGAATACTCGGCGGCATTGCGCGGGGAACGTCAATTAAATAAGGGTTTAGGACGATTAAAACGCGATCCTATTCTTTCTCCGGAGAATTTGGCTCGTCAAACATGGAATGTTGTAAAGTCACCATTTGCCGTAGGTGAAGCCATATCCGACGTGTCTGAGAATATCAACCGCATAGCTGCTTATAAAAGTGAAATGCGCCGGTTAGGTGGAGAACGAACGCCTGAGAATGTCAGAAAGGCGATTACAGCAGGGCGTGAAATCACCACAAACTTTAGCCGAAAAGGTGCTTATGCAAAGGAGTTAGAAGCACTATTCCCTTATCAGAATGCTGCAGTACAAGGTACTTACCGCATCATGAAGGGATTCAAAGATAATCCAGTCAAAACCACCTCGGCGGTATTTGCGCTTGCGATTGGTCCAAAACTGTTTGAATACTCGCAGTTCCATGACGATCCGGATTATCAGAAGCTGCCAATGCGCGAGAGAGTGCGTAATCTAATCGTGAGTAAGAACGAGGATGGTACATTCGTTAAAGTGCCGATGGACCCTGCATATAACTCGTTCGGACAAATGACCATAGCAACGATGCAATACCTTAAGGAGAACGATCCTCAAGCATTTAAAGGCATGTCTGACGCATTGGCGAACGCATGGACACCGCCATTGGTGACAGGCGCGTTACAAGGTGTTACGCAAGGCACAGGTCCAGAAGGTTCGGGCAAAGGCCTAATGAATGCTATGTCAACTGCCCCATTGAACGCTGTACTATCGAACCAAAGTTTCACAGGTGCACCGATTGTGCCACAACGCATGGAAGGTAATTCACCTGAATACCAATATGACGAACGGACTTCCAAGATATCGAAGTGGATTGGGCAGAAGACCGGACTATCACCAATGAAAACCGATTATCTTATTAAGGCTTATGGTGGTGATCCGGCGCGGATTGTTCTACCACTCATGTCCGATGCAGGAGCAGGTACACCGCGTAACACATTGCTTAAAAACTTCATTGCTGATCCGGTGTTTACGAACACGCTATCGAATGATTTTTACACCGCTAGTGACGCATTCACACAAGCGAAGAACGATCATGAAGATTTCGGAAAAGACCTTCCCGAGTGGTACTCTGAGGATCTATACAAGTTGGTCGCATCAAAGGCGAAAGACAAGCCATTGTATAAGATATCCGCTTTAACGACTCAGAAACGTACCATTAACGGAAATACAAATCTCTCTGCCAAAGAGAAAGCTGATCAACTACGCAACATTCAAGCGCAGATCAATGATATTTACGCTGAGGTAAACAGTCAGTTAGCAAACAGAGGATTCAAATTTCCTAATCGCTGAGGACCTTCGGGTCCTCTTTTTGATGGAGGTGAACCATGATCCAAATGGAAGTGCGCGTATGCCGCATAGATGACCGTCCCACAAACAAAAGTAACGCTTATAAACTCCTTCGATTCTGTCTAGGCAAGGAACTCGCTGATTCCCTGACGTACACGATACTTATCCCAAGGGATGATCCCGGATGAACACACTCATAACCATACTGATAGATATAGGGTTCTACTTGCATGAAAACTGGAAAGTGTTATCTCTGCAAGCTGTAGCAACTTTTATCGCATTAACTGTCGGTAAAAGATGGGGCATAAGGTTCGCTGTGAATTACATTTACCGCGCAATCGGAATCCGCAAGAAAGAAATTGATTTACGTATGCTTGCAGAGGAAGTCCGATGGACACGCAGGCACGTTGAGAGGATGGTGGGTGAAAAATGGTCTGTCGAGCGTGGCAACTTAGAAAATCGCACTCATGGGAAACACTCACTTTACTTATGGATAATGAAATACCTTGCCCGTCCTGTAGGGTCATTCACAGTCCGCGGGGCGACCGTCCTATACACATTATTAAGGAGGATGAACATGAACAAGTTCAAATCGAGAAAGTTTTGGATGGCAGTCATATCGGGGGTTCTTGTAATCCTGAATGACGGAATGGATATTGGAATCGACAATCAGACGGTTATGGCGTTTGCCGGCATCGTAATGAGCTTTATTTTTGGTGAAGCGTATGTCGATTCTAAACGTACAGGAGGTAAAAACGATGCGCAACATTTCGGTGATTCCGGTCCTGCCGTATAAGATACCACCGATTGAGGACATTACGGACGAGCTACCCAAGCACGCCGAAAAAGTATATCCCACTCGGGATCTCGAACAAATCGACTGTATTACGGTGCATCACATGGCAAGTGAAGCGCCGTTAATGAATCAAGCTGCATTCCATGTGAACGGAAGAGGATGGGCGGGAATCGGCTATCAGATGGTTATCTCAGATGGTCGATTGTATCAATGTCACGACCTCACCACGCAGTCTAATCATTCGTCAGGACACAATGATCATTCGATAGCAATCTCTATTCGTGGCGACCTTTCTAAGCGTCCTCTGACACCTATAGAGCGCGAATTATTGTATTCTGGTATATTGACTCTCAAGTATTATATACCGTCCATTAAGTACATTGTCGGACATAATGAGCAATCAAAGACGAGCTGCCCTTGTATCAGCATGAACCAAGTTCGCCAGGACATTGCATCCCTCGAAGAACAAATGCAATTCGAATCCCAACCTAACAACCGAGTAGCGGACTACTTCAAAGCAAAAGAACGGTTTGCGGATCTCTATGATAAATTCGTGAATAAGGATAAGAAATGGCCTACAGTCGTACAAGCCGAAGCAGGACGTAAGCTTGGGATTGGTTATGCGTCTTTGAAGGAGAATGGATTTCTTTAAAACAAAAACCGCCTCTTAATCGGGGCGGTCACTTCCCATAAATACTCTTTACCTCTTCCATCGTAAACTCTATGGGTTTTCCTTCGTAATACTCCTTGGCTTTGAAGAACTCCCACATGATTCTCCAATAGGGTCTAGACATGATATCTTCTATGGATAATTCTCGGTGATGGACTTCTTTTAGATATTGTTGTACGTATTCACAAGTTTGTTTTAATGTATCCATCGGCTACCGTCCTTCGGACTGAGCTTATTCGGTCGATACGATGTCTTTATGGAGTGTATTCGTTGGGGTCGAACGTGATAAATACATAGATGCCCTCATTCCAACAACGCTTCATTAATTCATCGAGGTCGAGATCATCGAACTTTCCTGTGTAGACGTGTTGTATTTCGCCCAAAAACTCAGAAATCAAGTTATCAGGTAGATACTCATACTCAAATTCGTCCATCTCTTTGATAATTTCTTTAATGCGTTCAATGTTAGTTACGGAGTCAGTATATATTCTCCCCATACCTTTCCTTAAGAATGTCAGCTTTCTTTTTCCGTTATACATTCTCTATCCCTCCTTATAAGTGATCCTCAATCAGCATAATCCTTCAATACTCTTATTGCTCCTTCTAAATCCATGACCATCCATTCAACAAGTTCCATCTTAGATAATGTAATTCCCTTTGGACCGCGAAGCTGTTCAACGTCTGATTCGAGTATTTTGACTAAACCGCTTATTTCTTTCCTCTGTTCTTCTATAAGGGAAAGGAGACTCTCCATTTGTTCAAATATCTCAGGTAAATCCCTTCCGTCATAAAAGCCGAGATTCGTTGATTTGTGGTTTTGAATCATTTGTTTTGCGCTTTCTATCCGTTCCATATCATTCACTCCTTATTGCTCTTCTTAGTTCATTTATTGCGTAGTTAATGCCCCATAGTTGGCCGTTGAGGATGTCTGTGTTTTGGTTGTCTTCAAGTTTCTTTTTGATCGCTTCTTTAGTTGATTCCAATTCTTCGAGTACGAGATTGACACTTTCAAATAGGTTATCGTTCATCTTTTATTCACTCCTTACACTTAATCCATTGTTAGTATATAGAAACACACAAATCCAGCAGACGAAGATGCGACTATATCATAAAAAAAGTTTCCATTATACTCGTGAACTGGTAGTCCTTTCTTAAATCGGTCTTCATAATACAGCAATAAGCGAGCCGTCAAACAATACAATGAACGAATCATGCACAGAGAAAATATAATCCATAGTATAATCTTCACTTTATTCACTCCTTAACCTTATATCTGAACTCGAATATCATCAATTCCGACAACATAACGCGGCTCTCCGTAATGTTCAATGATTTCTCTAACGGTCATTAAACCTCGGTTCGTCATCGTTTGGAGGGAATCATCTACGATCTTTATTGGCTGCCCATGTGCGTCCACTTCGTATAGATCATCCGATGCCAGTTCATACGCTTCTTCCTCGTTATGAGCAATTACAATGTCTTTTATGTGTTCGTTCCATATGATGGCGTACATATGTAATTTCATTTCTACGCATTCTCCTTCCCCAACAAATAATCAGTACTTACTCCGAACAATTCTGCAATCTGCATTAGGCGCTCATAATTCGGTTCCGTCTCACGTTCCCACGCATTCACGTTTACTCTTGTTGTGTCCAGTCTATCAGCTAGTTCGTACTGTGACCATCCTTGGGCTTTACGTAGCTGTTTAAGGCGATGGTGAAAGGTCATAATTCCTCCTAGATAAAAATTTTATCTGTGCAAGTATTTTTTAACCGCTCCATTACAGAGCGGATAGATATACGGCTATCGTCTACGCCTAAGATGATTCGGTCGTTCCGAAGGATTAGTTTATGTGCGGTTTTGTGGCATTACTGCTTGACCATCCCATTTAAGGGTTCACCATAACCGCAAAGGCGCGTTTTCCAGTGACGGAATGCCCTTACTGACTCTCGCTCACACAACGGGCTCATCGTGTGACTGTCGATCATTTAAGTATGATGTGGTCCCGCGCGCAAGTAACCGAAGAGGTTTCCGCTATCGACACACCACATCATATAGATAATTATACCATATATTTCAATTTGCTTGTACAATATTTTTCATTTAATTTGTGCTTCGTCTTTCCGATCCACAATAAAAATGAAACATTATTCAAGCATATTCCACTGAATAACGGGATCTTCTCCCTTTTTCAGTATAACTTTACTTACCGCTTTGCGGATCATTATTTTTTGTTCTTCTTCTGTTGCGAAGTCCCATACCTCGCCAATCTCACGAATGACGTAATACACTTGGTGAGGTTCTTTGAATACAGGTGTCGTGTCCACAAGATCATCGAGCTGCTTCATTATCATTTCTCGTTCTTCTTCAAGTCTGCTAATCCGCGACCCAACGGCTGAGACTTTGACTGTTCCCGTTTCAATCGCCTCATAAAGATTTTCTAAACCTGTGTTAACCTTATCGAGTTTCGATTTGACCGCATCCAATAATGAATGGTCGGGAGATTCGTTTTTCTTCTTTTTAATGATTTCATGGATAGCTTTAGGTTGAGAAGTGATTCGTTTAATTTGGTTGATGACGTATTTCTCAACTTCATCGCGCCGAACGTAACCCATTGAGCAAGTATTGTATTTATCTTTCGCTCGTACATGCTGATTTCTACACGCATACAATTCATATAGGTACTCACTGTTAGCGGTGGTTTTCTTCCGTTTAACGTGGACCACGTTTCCACCGCATACGGCACATTCGACTAATCCGGTGAGCAGATATTCTCCCACTGGCGATAAACCTTCTTTTCTTCGACTAATCTCTTTTTGCACAGCGTACCAGGTGTCATCGTCGATGATTTCTTTATGATTTCCATCAACAAGGGAACCGGCATTCATCAATTTGCCATTGTACACTGGCCTGCTTAACATGTCTCGAATAACGGCATGATCGAATACCCGCGAATTAGTTCGAGTTACAACCCATTCCGCAATAGCAAGCCTTGACCAACCTTGGAGATACTTTTTAAATATTTCCTTAACAAAGTAAGCTTCTTCCTCTACGACTTCAAGAGATTTATTTTCTTTGTCCCACGTGTACCCGAATGGCACGCGACCGCCATACCAATTCCCTTTGCTGACATTTTGCCTGCGTCCTGATGTGGTGCGTTCAACGATCATATCACGCTCTAGTTGGGCGAATACAGCTAACATACCTATCGTGGCTTTACCAAATGCTGAGGTTGTATCAAAAGGCTCTGTGCTGGATCTGAATGCGACTCCATGTTTTTCGAATACATCTTCAAGTAAATACAAAACGTCCTTCTGTTTACGACTCAGTCGGTCTAGTTTATATACGAGGACAAGATCATGCTGCTTATCTTCGATATGTCGAATCATCCTAGACATAGCAGGGCGGTCTATATTCGTTCCTGTATATCCATCATCGACGTATAGTTTGAAGTCGTTCCATCCCTGAGAGGTGCAGTAGGCGACAAGACGTTCTTTTTGCATATCAATGGACGTACCGTCTGTTGCTTGGTCATCCGTACTTACGCGAACGTAAATTGCAACGCGCATGGTGTACCTCCTAAAAGAAAAACCCCGAAGGGCTTATTTGCGTTTCAAGAATGTAATGATAATTGCCGTTATGCAAACCATGCCAAATACAACATAGAACGAGTAATCCAGATGATAGTAGTGATTCGTTTCGTATGTATTTTCCGTTTTGTTTGCAGCTCTCACAGACGGTTCAGAACTATCGGAAAGTATGTATTCCTTATATTCGTGGTAGCTGATTTTACCGTTGTTATCGCTGTCTGCTTTAACGCGATCTTCGCCGCTCGAAAGAACATTCCAGAAATCGTCCGATTCCCTTGCTTTATCGAATTTAGTTTGTTCATCCTCGCGATATCGGTCTAATATACTCCCATTGGATATGGCTTCTCGTTCGTCGGCATATTTGCTTAATACTTCATCAGGTTTTGGAAGATTGGACATAACACACCCCAAATGATTATTTAGTCCTAAGAAAATAGTAAATTTAACCTATATAAATCTTTACACCCTATGTCGAACTATGTAATATTGTAACCAACGGTTCAATTTATGCATATTGCCAGTGGTTTCCATAGTAAATTATCAGAATTTTGCTATAATGTGGGGACAAATCGATAAAGGCACAACCGAGGAAACTCGGTGTCGCAAAACTAAGGGGCTAATGATCACCTAGAAACTCAACATGATAATCTATGCCAGCCAGTTACCGTATGCCGTTGGTTATCTTCCACCTCGACAGGTGGTTTTTTTTGTCTATATTTTTAGTCAATGGAGTAAGTCACTCGGCTTACTGACCCGTTTCAGAGTAGAAAATCTTACTCTGAGTTAGTGCCGACTCCATGCGTTACTCTTCTTCATATTCATATAAATCTTCTATAGGAATACCGAAGAAATCTGCTACATTCTTAGCTGTTTTGAGCGACATGACTTTACGAAAGCTGGAATAGTCGTAAACCTGTTGTTTAGGCATTCCGAACTTTTCTGCAAATTCTGTCGCCGTTAATTTATTTTCACGCAATATATGGGGGAGTCGGCAGCGTACGGGACGCAATGCCATGTGTTACCCCCACGAACTATTGATGTTTACATATTCTTGATACAGTTTGGCAAGTTGAATACGAACCGATGTTCGTATAAACTATAGACATCATGAATGAGCGGCTGCTTAATTCTGACAACTGGACGGTGCAAGGATGGAAACAGAAACAATCAAAAAGCTAAAAGAAAAGATGGAAACTATTAAAGGATTGGAGGGTAAAGATTCTCATAATATGTACATTCTTATCGTTTCTTTGTATAGTCAGCTAAAACAATCTTAATTAAATCTTCTAATTTTTCACGTTGACCAGGTATAGTTAAATCTAAATTATAGTCTTGTACGATCTCACGGATAATGAAATCTGTTTCATTTGGGGTGAGGTCTTTGTATGTAGTAGTATCTCTTCCTAATAAGTAATCAATAGTTACTTCATGAAAATCAGCTATTTTTCTTATTGTGTCTGGGTCAGGGTCTCGTGATCCGTTTTCATATCCAGAATAGGTAGTCCTCGCCATTCCTAACCTTTTCGAGATTTCCCCTTGTGTCATTTTCTTTTGTTCCCTCAAAGCTTTTAGACGAGATTTCAACATAATTACACCACCCTTCACAAATCGCGTCACTCTTCATTATAACGACGCAAAACGAATCATAAAATAATTTACGCAAAACTCGTCATTATGTATTGACATGACGCAAAACGAGTCATATAATCAAATTACAGATTGACGCAAAACGAGTCAAAGGAGGTTGATTGAATGAGACACTGGCTTTTACAGTTCCGCAAAGCAAAGGGACTTACTCAAAAAGAAGTTGCTTGCATAGCCGGTATATCTCGAAGCTACTACGCCGATATTGAGCAAGGTTCTAAAGGCGCAAGCGGCAGAGCTGCAAAAAGAATTTCCGTTGCATTAGATTTTCCAATGGATCTTTTTTTTGCAGATGATGGACGCAAAACGAGTCAAAACAAATCAGCATAAAGAAAGGGTGAATGAAATGGGTCAACTCGAAAAAGTAACAAGTAAACCTTTTGGGAATCTGATCTGCGATTTCTACACCAACGAACACAATGACATTTTCATGTCATCAGACCAAATTGGACAAGCGCTCGAATATGCGTACCCTCGCGAGTCCATCAATAAGATTTACGAAAGAAACTCCGAGCGATTAAGCAAAATGTCAGTCGAAGTCAAATTGACTTCATCTGATGGCAAGGATTACGAAACGCGCATTTATAACGAAAAAGGCATTTATGAAATCGCTCGGAGATCCCAACAATCGAAAGCAGACCTCTTTTATGACTGGGTTTACGAAGTAATCGAAGATATTCGTAAAACTGGTTCCTACCATCACAAACCAAAATCACAAGCTGAACTGGCGTTAATAATGGCCGAATCACTTGTCCAACATGAGCAACGCATGAAAGACCTCGAACACAAACTATTCATTGCAAACGAACGAATCAACTCGATAGACAAAATTGATATCAACGGCGACGAGCAACAGCAATTCAATAAAATGATTCGTGCCTATGCAAGAAAGTACGGCCGGACATTCCAGCAAGCTTACAGAGACTTCAAGGGCGCATATAACATTTCCGCTCGAACCAACACAACAATGCTACATGAAAATTACATGATGAAACACGGGAATTGTACGCTGCCTGAATTCCTAGTGGCGACGAATCGGATAGAAGATGCTATTCGTGTAGCCGACAAGATGCTAAATGGCCAGATCACAGCTTAGGAGGACAAGTAATGGGAATTCGCAAGGTAGTCCCACTTCAACCGCAGCATAAAGTGGTACAGGGTGATGATATGAAAACCTTGTCCATCGACCAATTGAAAGAAGCTGCTTTCCTCAAGGATCTCATGGCTCAAATCTTAATCCGAGCAGAGAAGGAAGGAAAGTATCAACCAGCAAGAGGGGAAACCGCATAAGGTTCCCTAGTGGACAAGCCTTAACACCAACTTAACAGTTTACCAATGAATGTCAATATCTTCTACAAACAAAGACAGGATTCTACGGCTTCCGCTATCGCTAAGCATATTCAGTCGGTTGATGGCGCAAGCGCAAAACAAAAGGAGCGAAATAGCAATGACAGTCAAAGAGTTCTTAGAGTCAACGTTTGACCCGGAAAACCCATATCAAGTTAGAGATAGAGTTACTTGTCACGATGGTTACTCTATTTCAATTCAAGGCGGAACAGTCGGTCATTATTGTTCTCCACGTCAACATGTTAATGAATACGAGCAAGTAGAGCTTGGATACCCTTCGACAGCCGATGATGAATTAATTGAATACGCAGAGGACGGTAGCGACTTAACTGGCACAGTCTACGGATATGTCCCGATTGAAGTCATTGAGTCCATTATCGCTAAACATGGCGGGATAGTGGATTTTTCGCAAGACTTCGAGCCGACCGAACAAACCCAAGCCGAATAAGGAGACTCACATGGAATACCCAAAACTAACTCCCATCGAACTCGAAGTGAATGAATACGACTTCAAAGTAGCAATAGCCAACGTAAGACGTTTACCAAACGGCAGTCCAATCGCTGACATATTGATGCGATGCTACAACAAGCAACAAAGGCACATGAACGCTTTAGAAATCGAATTAGAAGTCATGGAGGGGATAAACAATGGCAAAGGCGATATGGGAAGTCCAGCAGAAAGCATCGGTCATACCGTTTCCGGTAGTGAAGTGCGCGTGCAAGCGTCCGACATGCGGACACATCAACCTTAACGAACATGCTTACATTTACTCCCGTGTCACAGGCGAATATTACGCCGATATGGCGTGCATGAGCTACACGCTAGGGTTTGACTTCGACCTCATGGATACACGGCTTAGAAAGCGGTTTATGGAAGAATACGAAGCGGATTCGATTGGATAGGGGGAATGGAAGATGAATATAACGCAGTTTGACCGCATGAGAATCAATTCAGAATCATCAATCGTCGGAGCGGTGTTTATGGATGTTAGGGCGTTTGACGCAGGATGTTCCAGTGGTTTTATGGCGGTGGCGTATGAGATACCGAGCTCCTATAAAGAATTTGCTGAACACAAAGTTGAAGTTCGAACTAAAGAAAGACAAGTAGCTCTTATTACTTACAAATACAGCGACGCGGAGATTCCTGAGTGGTGGAGGGATGCTGAGGTGTTGTACTCATGGACACAGCCAAAGAAAGGGGAAAATCAATGACCCCTCAATTCTGGAAACACATTCAACCTCAACTAGATGAACAGATAAGAGACGTATTAAGTGAATGTAACCCTGCTTCTGACCTACTCAAAACGCTGAATGACACTTATTGGTGGGACAAGGCTCCTTTCAACAAGATGCGAGTATGGGACGAACGGAACGATCTTACATTAATCGAATGGTCCAACGCTGTCGGCTCGCTGATGGGTGATGATATGTCGGATATCTTCGATGAACTGATGAAAGAACGCCTAAAGGCAACCATTAATCACCAATGGGAATTACGGATGCAAGACCTTGCGGAAGATTACGAAGCGGAAATGAGGAACGTAGCGTGAACATTGTATCAGCGTGTTGTCACAAAGAAGTTATTTCAACTACTCTACTTGATTACCCGATGGGCAGACACTTTCCAGTCTCGTATAAAGCCGATGTGTGCGAGGGATGCGGTCAAGAGACTACGGCGATTGCATCTTGCGACTGTTGCGGTATTCCATCGGACAAGCTGACGGAAACAAGGCTCGGTGATTGGTGCATGAATTGCTTAACGGAACATGCAGAAGATTTGATTGTGAGGGAGGTTACGGCGTGAAAGAGCAGATAAAGCAAGCGTTGGAAAATGCGAATAAACTTCCGTGGAGATTGGACAGTTTCGGCGCAGTAGTGAATTGCAACAACGAGTTAGTTCAGTGGTTCGAGGACGGACATGTAACCGCCGAAAAAGAGGATGCTCACCTAATCGCCAACGCTCCTGAATGGCTACGCTGGCAAAACGAACGTATCGAGCAGTTGGAGAAAGCGTTAAAGGAAGTTAGAGAATTGATTCTAATAACGCAAGAATTGCGCGAATCCCCTAGCCTACATCATAACGCGTCAACTATGGCAATTTACAAAATCAACCAAGCACTAGGAAAGGAGGAATAACCCATGTCCTACTATCAACAACTCCTACAGAACCATAGTGAAATCAAGAAAGCTATGGTGGAAACCAAAGGAACAGCAGATCACATCATTTGGGTGAGAATGAACCGTTGGATTGTAGAAGAAATAAGACGCTATACAGTGGTCGAGACTGTTAGCGCCTAGTGGCAGAGACACATGCTAGCGTGTTCTACCTGTCATTATACCATAACCAAACTCAAAATATACGGAGGTTTTATCCATGTCAGTACAGTCCACTCAATTAACTGTGATTCATTCCAACTTAGATAAGCTGCTTGAATCCAAGCGTGAAGCAATGCCAGCCAACTTCAACAAAACTCGCTTTCTGCAAAACTGCATGACTGTCCTGCAAGATACCAAGGATATCGAAAAATGTGACGCTGTTAGCGTTGCTAGAACGATGCTGAAAGGCGCATTCCTAGGTTTGGACTTCTTCAACAAGGAATGCTACGCAATCGCTTACGGCGGTCAAATTAGCTTTCAAACTGATTATAAGGGCGAAAAGAAGCTTGCCAAGAAATACAGCGTTCGTCCGATCAAGGATATTTACGCAAAGCTCGTGCGTGAAGGTGACGAATTCATTGAAGAAATCATGGACGGACAGCAGACCATCCAATTCAAGCCCAAAGCATTCAATGACGGCAAGATTCTCGGCGCGTTTGCGGTTGCATTGTTCGAAGATGGCGGTCTAGTGTACGAAGCCATGTCCGTAGCGGAAATGGAAGATGTACGAAAGAACTTCTCCAAGCAAGCCAACGGACAAGCCTGGGTAAAAAGCACAGGCGAAATGTACAAAAAGACAGTCTTCCGTAGACTCTGCAAAAACATCGAACTCGATTTCGATCACATCGAGCAAAAACAAGCGTTTGAGGATGGCGGTGACTTGGAAGTAGCAAGAGAAGTTAAACCAGCTCAACAAAGCCCTCTGAACGTGGTTGAAGCCGAGTACACAGCGGTAGAGGAACCGGAAGAAGAGCCTGACTTACTCGCAGGATTCCAACCATGATTCTAACCAAAGAGAATTACTTCTCCTTAGAAGCCAATCAGAATTATATGTCCGTGTCACAGTTTAAAGACTTCGCACCAGCTTTTGGCGGGTGCGAAGCAGGAGCATTAGCAAAGGTCAAAGGGGAATACACGCCTAAACCGATTCAGGCGTTCGTAGAAGGGCATTACGTCCACGCTTGGAACGAAGGTTCGCTGGAAGATTTCAAAGCCAACAATCCTGAAATATACGCTTCTACAGGCAAGAACGCAGGGCAGCTTAAATCCGAGTACCAACGGTGTAACCGGATGATTCACACGCTCGAATCAGATCCTTTGGTCATGCAAGCCTTAGACGGTCAGAAAGAAGTCATAATGACCGCTGAACTGTTTGGGATCGAATGGAAAGTCATGGTTGACTCTTACAATCCTGAACTTGGTATCTTTACGGATTTAAAGACATTGAAAGACATGGATTCTCGCTACTGGAATTCACACTCTCAATGTTTCGAAAACTTCCTAGATCATTACGGTTACAAATTGCAAATGTCCGTATACGCAGAAGTCGAGAGACGTTCACACAATCGAGAGAATTGGTTGATCCCACATATGGTTGTGATCACCAAACAGGACCCGCCAGACCATGAAGTCATCTACTTCGATTCTGAAATGATCGAGCAGCATCTTAACATCGTGAGAAACCATATAGAGCGCGTGAAGTTGGTCAAGAGTGGTCAAGTCATTCCTGAACGTTGCGAAAACTGTGATTACTGCCGGTTGACGAAGAAAGTTAAGCGGATACGGCACTATTCAGAATTCAATCTCTACTAGGAGGACTCCACATGGTAGGTTACTCCAAAGCTCAACAGACCAACAGCAAGCGTATAAAACTCACACGCTCTCAGCGTTCGAATTTAACGCCTAAAGAGGATAAACGACTAAAGACACGTTCCAATGGCGTATGCGAACGCTGTGACCGTGCTAGAGCGTCAGAGAGGGCGCATATCGAGAGAAGATGGAAGTCTGAGACAAGACCGGTTGCAGAGGATTTCGCCCACCTCTGCACCACTTGTCATAAATGGTGTGATCGGAGCAAAGAAGGGCGCGAATGGCTGAAACAATTTGGCGAACGACTATGGAAGTTGAGAGAAGCTATGTAGCTCATTAGAAAGGATGTTGAGAATGGAAAACGGAGTTATTGAAGAAAAGAAAGATTCCTTCGCAAGATTGACCGATGTTATTTACTCGGCAGGCATGGATGAAGAAAGCGAGGAATTGCAGGAAATTTGGAATGAACTTGTCGAGGAATCAGATAGGTTGAACAAGGTTATCTATGACATGGGTTCGGATATTCAGCGATATCGTAAGGCATTACAGAAAATCGTTTGCTTAAATATTCCTATGCCTGATGAAGTATTCGAGATAGCCAACAACGCACTGGAAGAATGCGAATAGGGGAGAAAGTTGTATGCATGACCTTAGCGAAGAAGAGTTAAAGAAAATTGACGAAGAATTTTCTGTGTGTCAGGAGTGCGGAAAGACGTTAGACAGAGACAACAACGAATACCAAAGAACATGGGGAACATGCGATTCACACTGTTACGGAAAATTGGTTGGTGTTTATATTTAAAAGGTTTCGCGGCTTGCCGCCATCGGTTCGACCGAATCACCCAGCGATAGCGGCAGCCGTATACCGGAATTTCAAGTATATCAATCCATATACCGGATAAGCCGGTAAGGAGGAAAAGAAAGATGATTACAGAGGATGGATATGACAAACATATCCACTGTGACGGGAGCCGAGAACACGTGCTTTCATATTCGATTCAAGGCATACATTGCAGTCACAAAAACTGCGTTGTTAATCGAGATAATCAATCAAACGTGTCGGAATGGATATTTATTGGACCACACAACAAACCCATACAAACGCAAGCGGACATAGATTTTAAGAAAGCGCTTAAACGAATTTTCGGTCTATCAGCCGAGAAAGGAGCAGAGGGCCATGACTGAGCGAAAGGAATCATTTTGGGAATGGTATTGGAGAACTCAGTTTGTTGAACCAGCAAAGAATCCTGTGTTTTGGGTGATTTTCGTATTCTTATTAATTTTGTTTTGGATGGTGAAAGTTTTATGACTGAATATACAAGGGAACAGATATTGTCGATGGAAGCAAGTTACAGCCTAAACGAACTTGTTGCCGAGAAGGTAATGGGGATAGCGGTCACGGCAAAGAGACGACGGTTCGAGTACGTTCATGTGCCTTCATATAGCCGTGACATATCCGCAGCTTGGGAAGTGGTGGAGAAGATGAAAAAGGATGGATGGGGTTTTACTCTTGAAGTTTGGGGCGATGATGTCGGATACCGTGACGATCAGTACGAAGCAACTTACGGTTTCCAAAAAGGTCCGCACAAGGCTAGATGTGACACAGCCCCCGAAGCCATCTGCAAATCTGCTCTACTGGCGGTGATGAATCTATGACAAGGGAACAGAAGATAGCGGATGAACAGGAATTACGAATGAGAAGTGAAATAAACGCCAACCTCAGCATGTATGATTTTCAAATTTCTCAAATGGATGCCAACGGTCTCAGTCTAAGAGTAGATGCATGGAAGCGAATGTATGTGAAGCATGTTGATTTCCTTCTATCCAGCGAACAGGCATGGAAAGAGGAGAATGCTAACTTAAGATCATGGCTCAAGAATGCAGAAGCCAAGGAACGTGAGTATGACAACTTGCGACGTAGATTTGACCAAGCTATAGAAGTGTTGAATGAAACAAGCGATCAAGCTAGAAAACATGCCGATCCGCACTGTTTGTGTCCCGACTGTCGAGCATCTAGAAGAATAAGGGACTTCCTATCCTCTCTACAGGAGGACAAGACATGAAACTCAAACATCGTATTCATATCCTCATAGCAAAGATATTAAGACCAGAATATTACCTCTGACCTTATACGGCTACCGAGCCTAAAGGCTCTAAGCTATTCGGTCGAATCGAAGCAAAAGAAAAAGAGAAGGAGTCACTTTTGCTCCTTCTCCATCATTCCTTTAAGCAGCTTATTAATCATCGAACTAACGGAGCGATCATCCTTTTCGGCAAGCTCCTGTATGAACTCATAAACTTCAATATCTAGCGTGATTGAAAGTTTCTCTTTATTGATTTGTCTCACCATAAAAACACCTCAACAAAAATATAGCATAATACAATATGTATCGGCTTAATATCTTCCCAAGTAGGATAAAGTAGGATAAAATAGAGTTAAGATAATACTTGGAGGTAATGGTTATGAACGGACTTAATCAGAATGACTTGGAATATTTGCAAGACATGATTGGTCGTGGTGAACTCACAGCATTGCAAGCGAATGTGGAAATGGTTCGTATGGCACGAGTTAGGGTGGTGGGTAACTCAATACCGTCACAGATTCGCAAAACTCTCAACGATGCAGTTAAGTCCGGATATCTTTCGCACAAGAAAAAGGATGGACGCAAACCGGAAGTCTACTATCATCCAAACTTTGAACATATAGCAAACCATGAAAGAAATCGCATTGAAAGAGAAACTCTTGAGGCTCTTGCGGGAGTTATGGAAAGACCTAGCTTTTAGATAACAAGAAAGGAGCGGCGAACATGACCAAGTTTTATTACCACACTTGGACAAGCGAAGAAGATCGGAAATTAACGGAGATCATGACATCGGGGCACATGGCTAGAGAAAAGACACTGGCTCTGTTTAATAAAGCAGCTTCCGAACTTGGACGAACGGCAAAGTCCTGTCAAAACCGTTGGTACGAACTTCGAGCGCGTGAGGCGGTGTAGGTTGTATGGCTTACATCGGAATAGACAGGGGCATCGTCAAACACTGGATTTATGAAGATGCTGAATACTTCAAAGTTTGGTTCGAAATCCTCTACCGCGCTAGGTTCTCTCCTGAACCTGAAAGGAAGATGATCGAGGGTAAATTTGTAACCATCGAATACGGACAATTCTTGTTTGGTCGGACAAGCTGGAGCGAGAGGTTAAAAGTGAGTGAACAGCGTTTACGAACACTTTTTAAGAAGCTTCAAACAGACGAAATGATAGAGCTTGTTCAGCAGTATCCGAAGTTCTCTTTGTTCACTGTCAAAAACTATGAAAAATACAACCAGCAGAGCAACCAGCAACAAGACCAAGCAGAACAAGGGATTTCGGGCATAGGCAACCAGCATGGCAACAGCACATCAACCAGCAACCAACCAGCAACTAACCAGCAGCTAACCACACAAGAAGAAAGAAGTAATAAGGGTGTAACCAAGTCAACAAAGAAAACCATTAAAACATATACACCAGAATTCGATGAATTCTGGAATGTGTATCCTCGTAAACTTGGGAAACTTGAAGCTTTCAAAACATGGGAACGAATCATCAAGAAAGAATCACCAACAGTCATTATCCAATGTGCTTCAAACTACGCACAGGATTGCATTAACAGGAAAACGGAAGAACGGTTTATTAAGCACCCTAAGACATTCCTGAACGATGAACGCTACAAAGATTACATGGTGATTGTCCTTTCACAACCCAAGAAGCAACAAAACGTGTTCGATCAATTGCTTGCGGCAGAGGAGGAAAAAAAGAATGGAACGTACGGATATTATCAAACTGGTACGGATACTTTCAGCTAACTATCGAAACTGGCCTGAGAACGGAAAAGAAGAAGACGTTATAACGCTGTGGGAAATGATGCTCAGTGATATGGACGTTGAAACCGCCAAGAAAGCCGCACAAGTACATCTGAGCCGTTCTGTCTACCCTCCAACTATCGCAGATATTCGAGATGCAGCGGCAAAGGTTTCCAATCCTCGGACATTGGATGCTATCGAAGCGTGGGACTTAATCAGCCGAGCGATTCGCAAATTCGGAGTGTATCGACCTGATGAAGGATTGGCTTCTCTGCCTGACGATGTTGCGGATATGGCTAGGCGGTTTTCGTGGCGTGAACTGTGTCTGAATGAAAACATCGACACACTACGAGCACAATTCAGAATGGCGTGGGAAACGCAGTCTAAGCGTAAACACGAAATGAACATATTCCCAGCGGAAGTAGTGCGAATGATTGACGGATCGAATGCGCTAAAGAGGTTGAAATGAAGCCAACTTATCTAAGAAAACGCCAAACACGCGAATTCAACTCCATATTCGATAGTCTAGCTCCCTTTATCAGATCAGATTTAGAACGCATTGACGGGCGAATCGAACGAATCATGTTCGAAGCTACCGCATGTGGAGTGTCGAAGGAAGTCATACACCGTGAATTAAACCGCAGATGGATTGAGTTGTTTTTGGAAGTAGCGAATAGAGAGAAGGTGGCAGGGTGAAAAGTTGTAAAACGTGCAAGTGGGCGTCTTGTAAGCACTACGGTTATGATCGTCAGCCATGTATTAAATACATTGCGGAAGGGCGAGGAAAATGAAAGAACCGAAGCGATATACATGCAAGGATTGCGGACATAAAAGTTCAAGACGCAAAGTTGTATGGATTGGACAATGCGGTGTTGCTAGATGTACAAAGTGCTCTGGAATCCTGAAAGAAAGCGATGAATGGACAATGTGGAACAACAAGAAGTTGGACGAATGGAGATTTGCTGCAACAAGGATTTAATGCGGCATAGCCGCCACCGATCCGACCGAATAAATCCCAAGCCGTAGGAGGACGTTATGATACTCAAACACATCAAAATCGAACAACCACCCATCATCAAGAAATCCATATCCGACTATCCCTTAGAAGATCAAATCAGATGGGCAAATGTAAAACCGTATAAACCCGTAAAAACCATGGAAATCGAAACAACAGCAGCGAAATCAAAACGTAAGGGAGCTTAATCTACGGCTACCGTTTCACTAATCGTATTCGGTCGAGTCGAAGCTTTTAAAACCAAAATCAAAGGAGAAATGCAAGATGAGAGAGGTTAAGTTCAGAGCATGGGATAAGAAACGTAAGGATATGCGTGATGTGAAATTAATGGATTGGGCGGAATGGTGGGTTAGTACAGATAACACCTACGGAAAATCGAAACCATTGGAATTTGGAGAACGAAACAGCTTCAAGAACGAGGAAACTGACCGTCATATCCTCATGCAATACACCGGACTCAAAGATAAGAACGGCAAGGAGATTTATGAGGGGGATATCATACAGTGCCCCAAATACTATGAGACACCTGAATATGGCTACAATCCGATTGAATTAGCAGGGCATGTAGTCTTTGAGGAAGGTGCATGGAGACTGTCGGAAGGTAGTTATCTTCACAATGAGCATGAGTCATATGGTGGAGATCTTGAAGTAATCGGCAACATCTACGAGAACCCCGAACTCATCGACCCGACCGAATCCGTTTAACCCGAAGGGTGGAAGCCGATGAAGAAAAGAACCATAAGTCCATACGCTCAAAACCTATTTACATCAGGTAGAGGAGAACACCTAATAAAACTCTTTATACAAGAACTCATACTTTCTAAACGTATTCCAGACCATCGAGTAAGCAAGAAGGAATTACAAGCTAAACATAGGGAGAAGGTGAAGCAAAGTGATTCAGTTCACGGTTTTCGGAAATCCGCAAGCACAAGGCAGACCGAGAGGGGCAATACAGAACGGCAAAGTACGAATGTATGACCCGACCGACTCAAAGAACTATAAGCAGTATGTGGGCATGATCGCATCCCAACACCGTCCAAAAGAATTGATAGAGTCAGCGGTATCGCTCACGGTGAAAGTATACCGACCCATTCCAAAGCTGAGTAAAGCCAAACATCGGCAAGCCGTAGAAGGGATTCTAAGACCCAAGAGCAAGCCTGACCTATCCAACTACATAAAGGGCGTTGAAGACGCGATAGAGGGCATACTGCTCAAGAATGACAGCCAAGTAGTGGACTATGGCGAAAGTGGAAAGTGGTACAGCGATACGCCGAGGATAGAAATTATTTTACGAGAGGTGGGATAGCATGAATGCCAGCAATCCAAAACCGTTAATTACTGTTTACTGGACGGAAAACGGTGAACAAAAGAAACAAGACTATTACGAAATGACCGGAACAGCAGGAGCAGAAGCGGCGATACTCAGATTAAAGCAAAACGGCGCATACTTTCATTGGGTTGAACACTTCCCGAAACAAGATCAAGCCTACGGAACAGACTGCCGTGGAGGATGTGACATATGAGTTACAAAGCCAAAGCATGGACATTGATGTTTGGTATCTGTCTCGTATTTTGGTACATGGTAGGAACTCTAATATGGGCGGTGGTGAGGTGAATCTATCCCAACTCATTCAACTCAGAATGTATGCCAAAGAGAGTCCGCACAAGGTCATAAGCAAAGAGACGTTCCTAGAAGTCGTAGACAGCCATATAAAGGCGATTAGTGGTACAGATGAACAATCTATCCACCCAGTAATAAAAATGTCCTACAGCGAACGTCAGGAGCTTAAAAGTGGCATTGAACAGATCAGGCGACCACCACTTGACCACCAAGCACACGCCGAACAGGTTAGAAAAATTTACGATCAGGCTATGAACTATAAAACGTCTTAATTTTTATATATCTAGTGCGAAAATTGCTGATTCTTGCTAGATATTGTGTTAAAATGTAGATACCCAACCTTATAACATAACATACTGAATAGAAAATTGTCGAATCGAAGGGAGAATAGAAAACGTGAGTAAACTAGAGGAAAACCGAGCAGAACTTGAAAAAGTTCGGGAAGAAATGAGAAAGCTTAACCGCAACAACAAAGACGAAGCAGAAGCATTCGCTGAACTCAAAGAACTGGAAGATGCACTCATTGACGAGATTCAGCGTTTACAGGCCGAGGAAACCGTTGAGGAAAAAAAAGAGCAAATCAGCGAGGAAGTATCTGAAAAGGTACTCCGCAGGAATTACAACGCACTCTTTGAAGACCCCGAAGCGAACAAACTCATTCATGGCGACATGATGGAGCAAGCATTGGGGTATGAGAAAACCATCGCCGCCAAGGATGATAAAATCCAGACGCTGACGAAGCAAGGTATGGAAACTGAGAACCAATTAGCAGAACTCCGTGACCAATTCGCCAAACTTCAAACAGAAGCTGACCAACTCCGCGCCGATAATACTCAACTCAACGAGCACATCGGCACATTGAACGCTGCGATCATGAACAAGGACGCACAGGTCCAGCAGCTTCAAGAACGGTTAGATGATGAAATCAAAGAGTCCCGTTTCTATCGCAACGAATCGGCACGACTGACGCTGCAAAACCAGCAACAACAATCCGAACTTGACGCATTACGGAGCCAAAAGAAAGAATTCACTCGCAATGAAAGCCTGGACGATCTCGCAGCACGAATTGCAGAGCGTTCCGCACACAAGAAAAAACAACTCGCCAACGTTCGTACGAATACAGATGGATCAATCACAGGTATCAATGCAGAAGGGAGCGAAGAGACCGTACCATGGTATGCAGTAAAATCCGTGGAAGCGGTTGAGTCCTTTCCCGAACCTCCTGAAATCATTATCGAGGAAGTTGAGGAGTCTTCTGTTGATCCGGTAGCGGAAGAAACCTTTCACCAAGAAGAAGCTGAAACCATCGGACATACTGAACGAGCCGTGGAAGAGGAAAACGGACGAGATCCACAACCGAATGTGGGAACGGTGGCAACGCAAACTTGGGAACAATGGATGAACACCAGCGTCCTAAAACTTGCAGAGGAAATCGGCGTAGAGATCGGTGAACCGCCAACACAGACGAGCTTTGCAAGTGCGAAGACTGATAAATTATTCGAGCTGAAAGCTAGTTAGGGGGATGATGTAGATGTTTGCAGGGTGCGAAACATGCAGATACGATTCGGGAGATAAAGAATCGTATGAAGAGCTTGCCGAGAAAGTAAAGGCTGACGGTGGGGACCTAGCAAAGTTCAAGTGTCCAAATGGGCATGAAGACTTGCACATAGACTAACCCTTCGATGCGACCGAATCACACAGCAACGGAGTTGCGGAAGCCGACAATAATTAAACTAGCACTATGTATAGAGTGTGGGGATAAGCTTTATCTAGGTGATGAACCTATTAAGCACCCCATACTCTGTAAACGATGTAGGGGAAGTGAGAAGAATGGAAAGGCGAGTCATTAAGACAATATTGATTGAAGTTGATGATATACACCCAGATGATTTCGACCCAGAGGAAATGGTATCGGTAGAGGATATTATATACTCCGAATTGCGGAAACTTGGATGGGACAATGCGAAAGTGGACGTGTTGTCAACCAAAGAACCACCGACACTAGGAGACAAGCTAAGGGACGATTTCATAAAAGCATGGAAATGTAGATAGGATGCGCAGGGAAAGGAGAGAAGCGAATGGACAGAAACAAAGTCACTGAGCTATTAAAGAACTACCCGTACTACAAATACGCGGTAAGGCAGTACGAGAAGCACCAACGTACTCCTGTAGCGGCAGTAGCCAGTTATGACGATATGCCGCGTTCATCCTCATTCGGGTCCAAGATGCCGACTATGAGCGATGGAATCAGCTTGCAGGACATAGCAGACTATCTCGCATACAAACACACTGTAGACGAGATTGAAGGGGCGCTAGACGTACTGACTGAGGACGAACGAGCGGTGATTGAACTCAAATGGATTCGCAACGTGACTCTCCGAAAGATTGAGGAACGGCGGTTCATGGGTAGAGACTACGCCAAGAAGATCCACCGTAGAGCCTTGGAAAAGCTGGCGATTTGCCTGAGATTCACTGATGTTCCCGAAATCGAGATCATCATTGTTGCATGATATCCCCTTTTTATCCCCACAACCCTGTTATTATGAAATTGTGGGAACGTTCAACGAAGCTTCGTAATGAATCCCAATTGAGCGTACACTTAGCACCCAAAAAGATAAGTCTGACCTCTTCGGTCGGGTGAAGGATCGGGGTATACCGGTCGGCTAGGTGGTACGCCAACTAAACTATGAATGCCAAAGAAAAGCATCCTTCGGGGTGCTTTTTGCATTGAGTTAGGCGGTGAAAGGATGGACTACAACCTCCGAGACATAGACAATCACATTTACGCATACATGCAGAGGACCTATAACGGATTCAAGAGCATCAAAGAGACTGGCGCAGGACTAAACGCAGTCAAAGGGATACGAGACATATCCTTTCGATGCCAAAAGCAAGACTACTCTTATTGTGAACTATGGGTGTATTACCACATCGAGAGTGGAGATATTCAGGTGGAACAGAGGTGAGAGGGAATGAATTGGTTTAAACGTATCCTCCATGATCACAAATGGAATCTTGTTAACTCACGTTTGATAGATTGCGGAAGGAACAAGATGTTTTACTATGAATGCTCGTGTGGTGCCAAGAAAGCGAGGACGCTATGAAACCATATGTTTGGCAGGATGGAATAAGTTCAGAGGAAGCTAAGAACGGCGCATATTGGGAGCGAAACATGTTGGCACTTATGCTTGCAAAACTCACTAACGAAAAAATGACGGTATGGGAGAACTCGTATCGTAGTGGATGGTATTATCATGGCGAGTGGGATGGATGGAGCAGAGTAATCAGTATAAACCGCGGACAAATCACATTTCATGTGCCCGATGATTTTGATTTAGGAAACCTGCCGCAGATAACCCCGAATTGGGACGGACATACCACAGAAGAAAAGTGGCGAAGAGTTGCCGAAATATGCGGAGTAATTTTGGATTAGGCGCAACGCGCCATCGAAACGACCGAAATACTTAGCGCGTAGCGCGGAAGCCGTATCATATCGAGCATGTCCTCGTAATGATCATGGAGGGGTATTCATGAATCCAAGCGGAGACGCTAAAACCTTCTACAAAACACATCAATCCAGAGAAGCGAGGGAATTAGCGGAACAGAAAGCAAAGGAAGCGAGAGAGCAGCTAAGAGATAAACTCGGATTAAGCGAAGTCAACCGCATTATAGCGAGTAAATCTGATGCGCCTAGTGCGCGGAGGTGATCCACTATCTGCAAGGCAAAGAGAAAGGAGAATGGTTGTGGATGCGATTGTGATACTGCGAAACGGCAAACAGTACGAGATGGACGGTGCAAAAGGCAAGATCGTAGAGTTAACAAAGAAGTTGAATAGGCACAGATTCTTACATATCGGAAACGTAATTATCAACACAGCAGAGATTGAATCAATTGAGTTCAAATGATAACAAACTGTATCAACAAGAGAAATGAATGCCAATCTCTCAGCGACCGGATATACCAAACTGTAACATTCTGAGGTGGAACTGATGGAACAGAAAGAATATGAACACATCCAAACCATACTTTGCTTTAAAGAATGCACCAAGAAAGCCAAATGCATGGTAGCGAGCGAACAAGGAACATTCTATCCAGAAATCCGCATGAGAAAAGACGATACATTCTACATCGTGTGTGGCGATTATGAAGCGGTACAAACAGAGGAACCAGTAACGGAGTGAGGTGGTGAACATGGCACGTCCAAGCAAATACGAGACAGAAGTGAAAGACAAGTTAATACTCGTTGAAGGTTGGGTACGTGACGGACTCACCGATGAACAGATATGTCATAACTTAGGCATATCAACAACATCACTCTATGAATACAAGTCCAAATACTCGGAGTTTGCGGAGTGTTTTAAAAAGGGTCGAGAGGTAGCAGACTATCTCGTTGAAAACGCACTTATGAAATCGGCGCTTGGATATCATTTTGACGAACATGTGATGACCAAGGAAGGTCCGGCCACCGTGACCAAGTATGCGCAACCAAACACAACCGCGCAGATATTTTGGCTCAAGAACCGTCGCTCTGACAAATGGCGTGATAAACCGGATGCAGAAGAACGATACAAGAAACTCATTGCATTGTTGGGCAAACTTAACCTAAGTGAAGACGAGATAAACGAGTTGGTGAGTAACCTATGAGTACCGCCGAACTCTTGCAATATAAAGATGATCCGTTTGCTCAGAAGCTGATTAAATTGGTGCTGAGTAAGCAGAGCGCCATTAAATCAGCATTCGAGTGTAATTCCGCTTATGAGTGGATCATTAAAAACGGCTTTCTTAACGAGAACGGCGTGCCGATGGAATTCAATGATCGTGAATTTCTGATTGCACCGCTTTCGGATGAAGCTAAACTACTCGCAGCCATAAAGTGTTCGCAAATAGGGTTTAGCACCATTTCGATATTCAAGACAATCTACATGTGCATCAAGTACGGCTACAACATCATCTACACGTTGCCGACTGATAGTGATACACAAGAATTCGCAAAAGCTAAAACGAATCTGATCATCGCAAACAACCCGATGATAAAGAACTACATGATCGACGATAGCCTACATACAAAGTCGTTCAAGACACTGGACGGCTCGAATGTAGGTTTTTGGTTTAGTAAAGGCACATATGGTCAATCCGCCGCGATCATGCAAACAGCGGACATTCTAATCAAGGATGAATTTGACCGTTCGAATCAGCCGGTACTGAATCAATACAAATCGCGTATCACCGCTTCAAGCTACGGTGCAGAATGGGAGTTCTCAAACCCAACGTTCCCAAGCTTTGGCGTAGATTATACATTCCAGTTGTCCGACCAAAAACACTATATCTACTGGTGCCCATCATGCGGTCATGCATCGTATATCACGTATGAGCCTGAGAGCTTCGATGGCGGTAACACTCACCACGTATGCAAAGAACGTAAAGAGTTTGTCTGCGGCTCCTGTAACGATATCCTAGACCGCAGGAAAGCGGATAAGGAATGGGTGAAGAAATACACCGATGATAAATACGGCATCAGCGGATATTGGATTAGTCAGTTCATGGCTCCGTGGGTGTCTGCACAAAAATTGATTCGAGAAAAGAGCCTTACGAGACCGGATGTGTGGGCGAACTTTTTCGAGGGAAAACCTTATGCAAGTGGATCAAACACATTAGATCCAAACAACATCATAAAAAACATCCAGTATGACCAGAACGGGTACATCATGAAGAACCCGGGGAAGTACAACTGTCTTGGGGTGGATGTTGGTGGAACTGTAGATAATCCTCACTTCCATTGCGTGAGAGGAACAGAACAAGGGATAAGTGAGATTATTAAAATACAAGGCGAAGAAGCACTTCACCGTTACATGAGAATGCAAAACATTAGCATGTGCGTGACTGACAACGCCCCATATCCTGAAATTGCTGTACGTCTCACTAAAGAATTCCCTGGGAAAGTGTTCAGATGTGTTTTCGATTACAACGAAAAGCGTCGGGAGATTTACGAGACTGATTACAAAACACGCATTGTCAACGTACATCGAACGCGCATATTCGACAGAGTAGTTGATGGTTATTTAACGGGTGAACGCAAGGTATTCATAGAGGGGCTTGAACCGAGCCTATCTAGCATGGCGAACGGTACAGAGTCCCTTTGCCGTCATTGGAGTGCTCAACGCAAGGTTGGAACTCAGGGAGAAACAAGAAAAGAAGATAGCAACAATAAAGACATTAAGTTCGATCGGTTAGGCGAAGCGATTCCTCAATGGATCAACGAGGGTCCAGACCATTTTTCGCTCGGCGACATTTATCTGCAAATCGCACAATTGATTCAAGTGAAGTTCTCGGAAGGGGTGATATAGTGGCAGACAAGAAAGACACAGACAAACTTAAAGCACGAAGGGACGCGGACTTAGAAACATCCAAGAAGTTCATGGACCCGATTCACCAAAAGATGGACAAGTACTATGAAATGTACCGCAACCGATGGGACAACGAGGACGGATTCAAGATCAGCGACCTTTACGCTTATGTAGAGACAGTGGTCCCCATCCTCACCAACAATCGGGTGCGTTCATCGGTCCACTCGGACTATCCCGACTATATCCAACACGCACAAGGCATGACGGATATCCTTGACCACACGTATGATATCAACGATTGGGACTATGAGTCGCAGGAAGTCGCACGTATGGCTGAGATATACCGCTCCTCACTCGCTTATACCGGCTTTGATGGCGACTACAAGAACGGTACAGGCAAGATTTGCATTAAAGGCATGAATATACGGTGGGCGTACTTAGACCCAGCACCGACGAAGTTCGATGATTCGAGCTTCTTTTTTTATGTCGAGCCGAAGCGGAAAAGTGAGGTGATCAAGTCTCACCCTGACAAGAAAGCTGAAATCCTAGCGAGTGTCGAGAGTCGAGATAAGCAGAGTGGTGACGGGAAAAACCGCAAATGGTGGCAGTCGTTCATTACAAGTGTGAAGTCTTATCTCAACTTCAACGACACCGCGACAACAGGACAGCGATTAAGCATCGGTCAGCCACTCGCGGAAATGAGCGAAGAGGACAAGCGTAAGAACTCGGTCGCTTATATCCACTATTGGTATCGGGACGATAACGACGGATGGCGCGTGTCCTTCTGGGCAGACGATGTATTCCTAGAGGACAGAGAAAACCCGTTCTGGCATGGTAAACTGCCGTTCGATATCTACAACCCGACTAAGGATATCCTCTCGTCGTTGGGCATACCGATGGGCGAGCATCTTGAAAATTTGAACATTGAGCGCAATCTTTTGATGAATTATATCTCTGAAAACGCTGGTTTACATGCTGATCCTCCGTTAATTTATAACACGGCATTAGGGAACATCGGAGATCCGCGAGCGCTCAGAGAACAGTACAAACGTAACGGTGCAATCCCAGTTAACAACCCTGACGGATTGCCGTTGAATGCCTTGGTGGACAATATCCAACCGCCATCACTTCCTGCATATGTCATTGACTTACCTGACCGCTATGAAATGATGCAAGACCGCACAACGGGCGTGAATGACTCGTTTAGGGGCATGAGTGAAGCTACTAGCGGTAAAGAAGTGCAATTGAAGCAAGAAGCTGCCTATACGCGAATCAAAACGAAGATAGACAACTTCGAGCGGTTCAACAAATCCATCGCGGAAAAGGTCATTGTACTCGCCATGCAACATTACAAAGACGTGCGAGCATTCCGCATTAAGGGCGATTACACGAAGTATGAGTCGATGATGAATCAAGAGGGTGCGCCTTTCGAGGTTCAACCGATCCAACAGGGTGTGAATCCTGATACCGAGGAACCTGTCTATGACCGCTCAGAGTTCTACATGTACGCTAACCCTCATGAGTGGACAAAACAGCCGCAGGAAGCCGTTCAAGGCGTTGAGGGAGAGCCTACAGAAGAGGGCGTACAAGAAGCGTTTAAAATCATCCAGTTTACCGTTGAGATTGAAGCCGGTTCATCCCTTCCAACCTCGCGTCTAGCACGTAGAGAGGAAGCGATTGAACTCTACACCGCAAAAGCCATCGACCAAGAGTCGTTATTGGACGTGTACGACTGGCCTAAGCGTGATGATATCCGCAAGCGCATGGCAGAAGCCGCACAAGCCGAGCAAGAAGCCATGATGCAGATGGAACAGGCGAAAGCGGAGCAACAAGCACAACAGCAACAAATGCAGTTACAGAGCCAAATGCAAATGAAGCAGATGGAAATGCAATCACGCGAACAGCAGACACAAATGAACAACGAAGCCAAAGCACAGCAGAATCAAGCAAAACAAGCTGAACAGTTACCCGATATCGCGTCTAGTTTGGACAAACTCCGTCAAGCAGTACCCGAATTAGCGCAGTTATCGGACGAAGAACTGTTAGCTTATGTGAATCAGATGCAATTGGGGGCGTAAGGGATGCAAATAGCATTGATAATCGGTATTTACGCGGTAGCGATATGCTTGATCGTTCTCATTCCGCTCGTTTTTGTGTTGGTTTTTCACACAATCCCGCACTGGATAAAAGAGTTAATTGAAAAAACGGGGCGTAGGTGAGAATCCTTCGCCCTAAAGTATCCAATAACCCGAATGGGACTGGAAAGGAAGTCATTCTATGTTCAACGTAAGACAACCGTTTCACCAAGTTGACGATATGGGATGGGGAGAACTTGCCCAATCCATGACCAATGAAGTGCAACCCACCGAGGACACGGAGGTCTTAGACGAGGAAACGGAGATCACCGACGAATCAGCGGAGGAAATTACCGATGAAGCTGAGACAGAAGAAGAGGACGCTGCCGAAGTGCCTGACCAACCCGAAGAAGATCCCGAAGTTGATTTAGGTGAGGGACGCCAGCCGGTCAAACTATCGGAACTGAAATCGGGGTATCTGAGACAGTCTGATTACACCAAAAAGACGCAAATGCTCTCAGAAGAACGCAAGACCTTTGAAACAGAGCGTGAACAATGGGCACCAGTGAAGAGCATGAGTGATTTTCTGCAAGCGAATCCGTATTTGAGTGAACAAATCCAAAGTTTCATTCAGGAATTCACAACAACGGGTCAAATTTCGCTCTATGAAGCACTCGAAAACGCTCAATACGGTCAATACATCAACACGCTATTGTCGGAAAACAACCGGAAAGACGCAAGAATTGCTGAATTGGAAAGCAAGTACGGCGAATTGGAGTTTACCGGTACGTTCAAAGACCTCAAAACCGATTTAAAAGCCGATTACGGCGACTTGGTAACGGATGAATACCTATCATCCCTCCAAGAACGCGCAAAGGCTGAGAAGCTACCGCTAAACGTTCTGAAAGAGATTGCAGACGCTCACCTGACAAAGAAGAAACTCGAACAAACCACGCAACAAAGCAAGAAAGTAGCAGCGAAAACCATTCAACACTTACAGGAGACAATAAGTTCATTACCACCGCAGCCGAGTTCGAAAGGACCTGTTCCGAAAGTATCGGTCGATACATCGGGTATGTCCTATGCCGAACTCGCACGTATGCGAATGGGCGTATAACACCGTCAGGTGATGATTCCAGAGTCTTCGAGACAATGAAGGAGGAGCCAAACACATGGCAAACAATTTGGATAAGGTAATTGCAAGTATTAAGGATGAGATCCCTAAAAAGGTCTATAACAGCATTGCGAAATCATCCCCGACCATGGCAATGCTCATGCGTAAAAAGAAAGTATGGGATAGCGGCGGCGACACGATCAAGCCACACATCAAGTACAAAGAAGCGGAAAACACAGGGTCCTACCGTGGCTATGACACGATGGATATCACGCCGCAGAACACCCGTACAGACGCGGAGTTCCGCTTGAAGCAATATTATGCTTCCGTGGTGTTCAACGGCTACGAGAAAGCCATTTCCAGCGGCGACAATGCGGTCTTCAACCTCGTGGATATCGCCATGAAGGACGCAGAGGACGCATTGAAGGACAAGTTCGCGACTGACCTGTTCGGTGACGGTACAGGCAACGGCGGTAAGGCTCTGCTCGGCTTGAACGCAGCGATTGACGATGGTACAAGCGTAGCGACTTACGGTGGTATTCCTCGTTCTACCTACACATGGTGGAAAGCACAGTATGACGGTGCGGCGGCTGCTCTGACCATTGCTAAGATGCGGAACCTGTTCATGCTTTGCGTACGCGGCGGCGTAGAAAACCGTCCTGACTTCATCGTAACGGACCTCAACCAATGGAACGCATACGCTGAACTGATTGACGGTAAAACCAACATTCAGCAGATCCCGAACAAAACGGCTCAAATGTTCGCGGACTTCGGATTCCCAACGCTTCACTTCATGGGTATTCCGGTCGTGTATGACGAGTACTGCCCTGCCGATAAGATGTATTTCATCAATTCGGAAACAGTGCAGCTTTGGACGAAGCCCGGTCTTGATTTCAAAATGACTGAACTTGTGAAACCTGCCAACATGGACGCGAAAATCGGTCAAATCTTGTGGGGCGGCGAGCTCATTTGCACAGAACCACGCGCTAACGGCAAGATGGAAAACCTGACCTAATTAAAGGAGGATAACGCAAATGCCACAATCCAACACAAACAGTACTTTTAAACCGAACGCCCTTGCCAACGCAAGCGGCATGGGAACAAACGGCGTAGGAATGGAATTCACCATTGAAGTCCTCTCCGCTGACCCAACATTGACCGCCGGTGTGTCCCGAATTTGGTTCAACACCACGGATAAGAAAATCAAAGTCTCGGTTGACGGTTCCACTACGTATTCGAGCGCAGCCTTAACCTAATACCTGAACAACCTGTAAAGGACTCAGACCGCTATCTCTAACGAGGGCGGTCTTTTTCTTTTATAGGACTCAGAAAGGAGATTCCAAATGGATTTAGCAAAGATGATTTACCTCTACAACGATTCTGCACCGATCACGGCGAAATGGGACGGGAAAGAGTATGAGTTAACTTCCAATCCTGTTGAGGTGCAACTCGGTATTGCGGAACACTGGGTGAAACGATTCCCGAACGCGCAGTTACGCATTGAAGATGTGCCGACTGAGGTGATTGAGAAGCGTAAGCCGGTGAATCCGCTTGAGAGTAACGATAGAGGGACAGCGTTTGCAGAATTGAAGAGACCAGGCAGAAGGAAAGCGAGTGATGAGTAGTGGGTAAACCGCCAGTTGATTTTGATATGCAAATGTCTGGTGATAGCGCGGAGTATGACGGAAGCGTGAGGGTGAGGGTCGCCAAAAGTTCGCCTTTCCCACCGATGGTTACACCGACTTACAACACGAATCCCGGAAACCGTCTACCGAAATGGATGGATAAAGACGGGGTACTCTGGTCGAGTCATATGACTGACGGACTCTACAAATCTACCGACTACGGAGAAACATGGACATTTGTACAAGCTTCCCCACGTACAGACATTGCCGCAACGGCATTAATCATGACGGATACAGGTAGGGCGATTTGGTGTATTGGTAGCCGTTGGTTCTATGTCTCAAACGAAGCTAAATCTTCTTGGACTACAGCGTTTACTTTTGATGTCGGTTATGTGAGTACGTCTTACGGTTTTGACAAATACAAGAATGTAATTGTAATAAGTGCATATGGCGACAAGAACGGGGCAACGAGTCCATCGCAAGTCGTAATATCGAAAGACGATGGTGCAACGTGGTCGCTTATTTATGATGGCGGCGACATGGCTGGGTATCATATCCACACTGTGGCAATTGATCCGTGGGCAGGAAATCGAATATGGATTTCCGAAGGTGACGTTGATCGGAGACAAATTGTGTACTCTGATGATTATGGAACGACATGGCGATACGTTTACAACGATGGTGATCCAACATCTCCAGTATGGGGGCAGGGCATTCAACCTACACAGATTATCCCCACTCCGCATGGCGTACTGTTTGGAACGGACCAAGCGCCTGACGGATTCCACTTCTGGAAACGTCCGCAAGGTATTCTTCAACCGGAAGTTGATAAAAAAGACATTTCGCAGATATACACCGTCAACGGATCATCGAATTTGGAAGTTTTGATGGTGCGCGGATGGTACAATATCGACACTGTTGAACCTACCTACCTGTTTGCGGGACTTCCAGCCGATAGCGCAGTTGGTGGATATAGCCGCATCTTCGCTTCTGTGGATGGGATGAACATCTATAATATTTGGACGTATCCGACAAAGAAAGAGTATAAACCAATGTGGATTGTCGGACCGCATGTAGATGATCCAAACCGGACATTTTGGGTGACCATTCAAAAAGCAGATGGAAACTATGTGCTGATGACAGCGCAGTTTCCACAATTCCTATAAGGAGGGTGACGCATATGATTCCATGGTTCAAAATGTTCGGGCATGGACTAACAAAGAATACGGCATTGCCCACTATTACATACCCTCCTTACGAGGATATGGGGCAGGTCATTTCAGGTACGGTGGTTGCGGCTGGCGGCTACATTTGGAGCGATTGGATTGATGATCACGAATGGGTAAGGTTCATCATCGTCAACGGGCAGATGGACCAAGCTTTTGACCTAGTCATTAACCGCAGAATCAAGGAAACCGGACAGACCGGACAAATTGGTACATTATACGCCAATAACGCAACGTGTGCGAACAATACAGTGTGGCGCGACATGATTGTGCAGGGCGTGTCTAACCAAATTGGCGCATCTGCTCTTGGCGGGAACTCCTTCCGCATCGGATTGAAGAATATTGGGGCGAGTCCTTCGACATTTGCGGCGGCGAGACTGCAATTACTCGGATAGCCGAAGTTTGATAGTAAAGGAGGTGCGACATGGGCGCTTCAACAACCGCTCAACTTATCACAAGAGCCAAAGCGGAAAATGGTTTTAACAATTCAGGCATATCAACCGACAGTCAATGGGTGGATTTCTTCAACGATGCCCTACGAGACCTTGTAGATGATGTAAAGATAGAGAGACTAGGCACACTCTCGTTCGTCGCAGGAACGCGAGAGTATGATTTGCCAGACGATTACTACGCGCTCGTCATACTCAATGATGGGAACCGTACAAGAGTCACGAAACGCCGTAATTATGATCAAGAGTATCCACAAGGGTACTGGATCTTCAATCGTGGCGGGGAGTACATCATTGATTTATACGGCTACTCGTCTAGTCAAACGTTTAGTTTGATGTATCAAGCCTACCCCACAACGTTAACCGAAGCTGGAAAGACCACTGAATATCCCGAAGTGCCGAGTGTCGGAGAAAAGGCGTTGATCTACTACGCCATTATGAAAGCTCTACGAAACAACAGCCAAAGCGAATGGAAAGATTACGCGGCCTTGTATGAGGAAGAACGAAAGAAAATCAGAAACGCAGTAGCGAGGGGTGGTGGGGTGTGAAACGTTCGAATGTCACTTTGGAGCTGCCTAGCTTCTTAGGACTGAACACGGCGGTGTCGTTCGCGGAGATTGATATCAAACAGTCTCCTTCTCTGTTAAACGTGATTCCAGGTAAGATTGGGAGTTTACGCAGGAGACCAGGAACTGCACCGCTCACCACTACTTCATTAGGTGGTGAAATCTCAGTCCTCTGTAACCTGAGAATCGGGAATAACAACTCTATTCTCGCAACGTCAGGAACGACTTTATATAAATTCAATGCCACTGACAAAGACTGGGACAGTCAGACCATGACCAACGCATTGAACAGCGCGAATATTGATTCAGCGCAATTCAAAAATGCAAGCGGCAGCGAGGTCTTAGTCATTGCAGACGGTGGAAACTTGAAGTACTACAACGGCACGACAGTGGCGAACATCACGCCCGCCGCGAACGACACAAGCCCATTACCGGCAAACGATATGGCGAATATCAATTCCACGCATCCCGCAGTAGGGTGTATCATCCACAATAACCGAGTGGTGATATGGGACGGAACCGAGTACTTATTCCATTCCAAAGCGGGGTATTTCGACTATTTCCCTGCTGTGAACTATCAGCGGTATGTCAGAGAAAACGATTATGTCAAAACATGCGTCTCCTACCAAGGGGCGCTTTTAGTTTTTATGCGGCGACATATCGGGGTCCTGTTCGGGGATGGATACTCTTCCACGCCTACAGACGGGGATTGGTCACAGGACTTCCTAGATACGTCTGACGGGTGCTTAAACGGTAAAACCGTCCAGTTGGTCACGTACCCTAACGGACAGCAAGAAATCTTCTATATGAGCGACAGAGGGATTCACAGCGTGTATCGGGTGGACACGATCTCGATGGATAACTCAGCTCGGTACTCAACACGAAGCGTCACAGACGATAAGATTGATTGGAACGGATTAGAGGTCGCCAAGTCGGATTGGGAACAAGCTGTAGCGCACTTCCATGACGGAAAGTATTGGCTCATTTATCCCGATGGCGCGGATTGGAAGGGGTTAGTATTCAACACGCAGGACAGCGAGTGGTATCCGATTGATAACTTGGACATTAATTCGTTCTACAGCGATGAAAACTATCTCTATTTCGCCGGAACAGATGGACACTTGAAGAAATTCGATATTGAACTAAAAGCCGACTATACCAACGAAGCACAAACGACCCGCAACGTCATAAACGCGTATTGGTATTCGATGCTCATGAACCCGAATGTAACTGGACTTGATCACTTTTGGGACACGTTGCTCGTAGAAGCTCGGCAGTTCAACGAATCCTCTCGTATTGACTTAGAGGTGAATACGTATCGGAATCAGTATCAACAAGTCGGAGCGATCAAAACCGCGTTCCTTATCGTTGGGGAAACGGTCATTGGTGAAGCGATTATAGCGAATCAGAATTTCACCGACTTTGTTAACAATCCTGAACCGATTAAGACATTCTTAAAAGG